AAGTTTTCCGAAGAACAGGTATATCGTAGCCAATAATATTATGACCAACGATGACATCAGCATGGGTGAGCCAATGCAAAGCCTCCGTGATCGGTGAGCAGTCCGCACCTTGATTATTAAATACGAACGTCTTTTCCTTTTGGGAGTCGTATATGGCGATGCAATGTATCTCAGAAACGTCATGTAATAGTCCGTTAGTTTCGCAATCAAATACGAGCATTTGACTTTGCGACATAAGTTTTATCCCTAAACTTTGCTTTCTTCTTTGCTTGTTTTGTGGGTGGGTTTGGTTTCTTCAGTTCCTCAGAAGTCGGTGCTGGGACTGAAAACTGTGTCTTTAGTTTCATTAAATTTACAGGTGGTTTTATCGTATTTGAGTTCAGCAGCCACACCTGTCTCTCCTGAGTATCTGTTCTTTAATACTCTTAAAGTCGAGACATCATCTGGGTTTTGCTGGTCGCGTTCCAAGGCGAGTACGGTGTCGGATAACTGGCTTATACTTGCAGATCCGCGAAGCATACCAATCGAAACTTTCTGTCCGTCTTCTATTGCCTTATCTCCTTGCGCTCTTCTTAAGTGAGAAACTAAAAATAATTTAATTCCTGTACGTTCAACCAGACTCCTTAAGTCAGTCATGGTTTTGTCTATTGTTCTTCTCTCATCCATACTTCCATCTAATCCGGATAATAATATGGATAAATGATCGAGAAAGATTACTTTTATATCTAAGCCCAGAGCCATATATTCGATACGACTGTAGATAATATCCGAAGATAAGCTACCAAAATGGTCGTATAAATAAAGGTTCCAACCAGCGATAGTGGAATCGTAAGCATTTTTAAGGGTGGTGTATTCGTGTTCTCCAAGGTGCAGGGCTTTACCCACAGCTACTGACATAAGTCCTAAAGCTGTTCGCCTGTTAGATTCTTCTAATGCGATGTACCCTACCTTAGTTCCGGAAGATAATAGTTCCGTTGCTAATTGTCTACAGAAGGTACTCTTACCTTGACCTGTGCCTGCCGTTATTGTTGTTAGCTCACCATAGCGTATGCCATGGGTCATAGATTGCAGTCCAGGAAAGGGATATGAGTGATTACATGGTGGACTGGGAGTAGTTACTTGTTCTAGTAACGACTTCCCATCAACGATGCCATCCGGTTGATACGCCTTCGCATCCCAGATAGCCCTGCGGATAGCGTCCGCATCATTGGCTTGGAGCGCATCTGACGCATCTTTGTATTCTTCCAATCTCGCAATCTTGACTTTGCCGAGCGGTAAGACCGATGCTGCCTGCTCGACAGCTCGTCTTCCGGCATCGTCATTGTCGAAGAATAATACAACTTCCTCATATCCTTGTAGTAAAGGTATTTGTTTCTGAAGATCTTTTTTGGCTGACGCTGCACCGTGAGGTAAGGAGACCATCGGCCAGTTTTCCATAGCCTCATAACAGCTCGCAGCATCTAGTTCACCCTCAGTAATAACAATACGTTTACCAGTACTAGGGAATAAGTGCTGACCAAATAAGGTGTCAGTGGAAATTCCTTCATATTTAAAATTCTTTAATTTGTCTTTGGTTTTGAATCCTTGTAAGCGTCCAGTGCTGTCGAAATAAGGGAAGCGTAAGTGTGCCTCATCTCTGTAGATTTTGTATTTCTCACAGGTTGCTTGGCTAATTTTTCGTTTTTGCAGCCTTTGGGCTGATCCTTTGAAATTAACATTTGTTTGCATGGGTTGTTTTGATTCTTGTCCATGCCCTGCTGTTCTAGTTTGACAACTAAAACAAAAGGTATGCCCATCCGTATATACAGCTAGTGCATCGGATGAGCCACAGTCGGGACATGGTTCGTGTTTTATAAATTCGCTTTCTGTCATGTAAGCCAATCAATAGGTATGGCGTGAAAAGCACACCATTTAATTCCATATCTCTGACACCACTTTGCGTAGGTTGTCTTTGATTTTTTACTAATTTTTTTATAAGGGTCTTGAAAGACCATCCTTAAATCTATTTCATTCTCTGCTATTACTTGTCTAACCTTACGGCGGTCTTCAGGTCGCCAGAAACCTTTAGTTTCAAGGCATATGCCATTAGGTAAAACAAAGTCAGGTGTGTATTTATGTTGAATCGTATAGGGGAAACTAGTCCCCTCATACTCATAGTCCACACCTAATTCGCATAAAAGATCAGAGACTTTTTCCTCTAATCCTGATTTAAACATTATGTGTTATTGTATGTATAGACAAGACAGACATTATGACTCGTATTATTTATGACTATGGTGGTAACTCTCCAGCTGTAGCTTTAACTCAATCTGATGTAGATCAAATTAAAACTAAATTAAAAACAATTAATGTTGGAGAATTTTCTAAATCATTAGGTGTCGGAAGAACACATTTATATGCATTACTTACACAACCAAAGATTGAGTTACTTAGATTTGCTCAAATATGTAAAGCTTTAAATCTACAGTTATTAAGTCAAAAAGATATTGATGAGTTTTTAATGTCTATCAAAATCAGAATTAGTTAGAAGTCGTCATCAGGGACTGGCGCTTCCTCAGCTGGAGTCACGTTTGGTTCATCAGCTTTAAAACCTTTTGTCTTACCAAACAACTCAGCTACACCATCCTCGTCCAAATCCCCAGTATCGACACCAGCTCCGGTTTGGACTGATACAACTTGAATGCCCGATAACTTAACACTAGTGCCATAGGTAACGCCATCGCGCAGTATATAAGGCTTTTGTACAAAGCCAATCTTAACCTTTGACCCTTCATATAAAGGCGTATCTACATTTGTTATCGGTGTTCCTTCTGTATCTACAACAGGAGGTCTTTTATCATCTCCCCAAGAGAATTTAAGTACATATTCTCCTTCAGCTACCTCTTCCCATGGTGTTGGTTTTAAAGTAGCTCTCTTTGGATTCTTTAGCTTTGACTCTGCCCATTTAAGACAGTCAGCTCTTTCAGTCTCAAGCGCATCAACTAGATCACTATCGACTATTGCCTTTAGTGAGTAGCCAAACTTGCTTGGTTTCAGTACAGCTTGATAACCGGTTAGTGTGACCGGTTCTTGTGTTATGTGTATGTTTCTTGCCATTAACAGAAAAAATAAGTGGATTCAATTACCGTTGACGGTTCAAGGTCTCCGATAATCGGCGGTTCAGACTCAGCTCCAATAGCTTGGGCAAAGTCTTTTAAAAAGTCATGCTCTGCGAAGAGGTGCATGTAAGTGTCCCGTACCAATGTGGACAGGTGAGACATATCAGTAGCTCTACATAGGACTGAATCATGTATAAGACTTATAGGTGCATCAAACTTATCAACACTTAGATGTAACAAGCTCGCATCTAATGAATGTATTAGATTAGGAGCTGTAGCATTCTTATGGTGTCTTAGGTCTACGCCCTTCTCTCCATCCAAGACCTTGACTCGGCAACGACCTAATAGCTTTAGCTCAACTATTTTGTGAGCCATCTTCATTAATCGCTGCGTAACTCTAAAGCCTGATGGTGTTACCCATGTCAGTTCTTGTGATCCTCTCTTTATTGCCTTACTTACTTCGGATTCTATCCATCGCATAACCTTCATAGGTCCTGGTACGACTAGCTCCATGGCATCTCGTACCGCTTGAACTACTTGTGTAAGTTCATCTTTATCTAACTCAACATCTATATCATTAAATGCATCACGTATATATTGCCTATTACTAAAGGGTTTAGCATTATAAGGTATTGTCATCACTGTCCTTTTGGTTTTTTTTCTATCCCAATAAGGACGTAACCTCTCAGGTACATTAGGACGACTTGTGTCTGCTATTACTTGATATGCATCTTGAGGTTTATCACTTGGTACAACATTGACCAAGCATGCTGTGGACTTATCTCTAGCTAGTCCGGCTAATATTTGTAGCCCTGAACATGTAGCATCGGTTGCCACGGGTAGCCCTGTTGTTGTCCTTGTTTTAGCTAAGACAACAGAGTAATACTCTTCACAGGCAGCTGCAAACTGAAATGGTTCGTCTGCTGCTTCCCAGTCTCCTATGTTTTCTATAGGAGCTGTAGCTACTCTAGTTATTAACTGTATATTTTCAGGCTTCGTTACCCACTCCAACCTATCTCCCAAGGTAGCTTTATCAAGACCATAAGTAGTGGCTACTTGAAACGCTAACCATTTAACACCATCCTCAGTTATAGGTGCTTCTTCAGCAAACTTGATTAAACTTTTTCCAAAGTCTGTATCTTGTGGTGTTAGGAAACTAGGTATAGGGTATGCCCTTCCGCGATAGTCGAAACTCCAAGGGACATAATAATCTTTCCCTTCAAACTCTCTGACACAATTCATTGTCATCCTAGTTCTACAGGATATACGCCACTCGTTAGCATTCTTATTACATGCTATCGCCTTCTCTTTTCTCCATGCCTTCCTTGCCTCTTCATCATCCATATTGGATGGCTTCGGAGGTTCAGGATGGTTTATTACAGGACGAAACTTTCCTACTTCAATTTCTCTTTCTTCCAGTACCTTCGCAATCTCTACAATAAAGGGATTGAGTCGGTATTTTACCTTCTGAATCTTGTTTAAAAATGAGTAAGGTATTTCTCCCTGTACACATAGGGGAACCCCTCTGCGAACCATGTCGTGGCAACGTGTTAGGTCATTTAGGTAGTAACCTCCTTCATGCATGGGTGACCAGTCTCTTGGTTCAATGAGCATCGGCCACGCTAATGGGCTAAATAATTCAGCTAATCTTATAATTTCTTCCTTATTTTTAAGAAATTTCTCTGTTGGAACTAAGAATTGCTGCTTTTTATTGCGATGCATGAATACACTGCGCTCAAACCAGCCAGAAGATGCCAATAAACAGTCTAAAAACCACGTTCCTACCTTGATTCTTTCAATTCTGTTCCATGGTTTCCATTGTTCTATGTCATGTTTAGACATAAGTGTCTGCATTGACTTCCTTTTGTACTCAGTACCCTTTGCTTGATGCCAATAATTGGCTTTCAATGTCTCAAAAAGCCCTGGTGCACTGGTTTCATAGTATCTCATCTGGGATTCAGCCTCTAATGCTGACCCAATTGCCTGAACTACGTTAACTACCTTGCTATTCTCCTTCCTTGGACTAAAAATCTTGTCAAAAGTTAGCTTTGCAGTTATTGCAGCCTGAGATTCTGTATCAATATCGAAGATATAAGGTAATAGCTGTATTAAATGACCAGCTCCACCTACTGATACCTTCTTCCTTGCCTTCTTCTTTTCATCTATAAACTCTATTAGATATGGCAAGAGAGTTTCTATAGATGCCGAACCAAAGACTGTAGCTGAAGCGTAATCCTTTTCCAATAGCTTTTTAGTATTGTGCTGGATACGTTCTAAACCTCCTTTTATTTGTCTTCGTTCAAATCTTTCTTGCTTTTCTAAATCAGCTGTTGTGGGCATTGTTTAGTGTGAATAAAGTCGCTGGATTATGGGTTGGATATTTGTCCTTATGTGGACAGGTTAACTATTAAGAAAGGGACTGAGTTTTCACCCAATCCCTGTGTAACGTGTTCACTAGAGTATTAATATATCGATTTCATTTTAAGTCCGGCGCGTCTACCAATTCCGCCACACTCCCAAGGGATTTGACCATATTGATTATAACAAACGCGCTTAACATATCAAAAATCCGTCATAAAAATACTTGATTAGTGGAACAGCTGGATGCGCTAGATATTGTTCATATCTGACTGCTTACCTTGGTCGGTAGCATGGGCGTATCCGAGTGTTGTTGCCATGTTCGCATGACCCATCATTTCCATGATGTTTCTTGGTTTACTACCATTTGCGAAATGCCATGTACCAAAAGAATGGCGTAAGCTATGAAAACAATATCCGTCCTCAGTTGAGAGGTTAACAGGATAAGACTGCATAACTTTTTTGAAGGCTTTATACAAACGATCTTTAGCTCGCTTGCCAGCACGTTCTCCTTCTCTTGGACCCCAATCAGAACCAAAGACACGATCTCTCGCACCCAAGTCCTGGCAACGCATTTGAAGCATTGGTATTAAGGATTTGTGTATGGGTATGGTACGATATGCACCACTCTTGGTGGTATCGTCCTTCCTTGCTCCAACGTGAATACAATTAGACAAAAAGTCTACACGAGCAGCAGTCATACGCAGTATCTCACTTTGTCTCATACCTGTATAGGCTGCAAAGCGTACGATATCAGCAAGGTCTTGTCGTCCCCATTGCTCTTCAGCTGAAGTAGCTATTTGTTCGACTTGTTCCTTGGTGAAGTATATGCGTTGGTACTTATTCTCTTTACGCATCTCAAATTGAGGTACATCAAAGAATATAAGTCCATGTTTTTTGCAGTAATTTAATACTGTCTTGACGGAAGATGTAAACCTATTAATGGTTGCATTGGCACGCCCTTCTTTCTCAAGTAGGTTGCCAAGATTATTCATTAAAGGAATAGTGATCTTTTCGGCAGGGAAATTTGGTCCCTGAAAGTTAGTGAAATAGTTCGCATAACAAATGGCTGATTCAGCACCAGATCCATTACGCCATGTCGGTCTATTTTCTACGGTGTATTTGAGGCAATTACCCCAAGTCGCTAGAACCATAAAGAATTTCCTTAATTTGTTTTACAAGTATTCGACCTTTAGGTGTTAACTTAAGTATCTGCCTACGCCTGTTGGTTTGGTCACGATACTTAGCTATCAGTCCAAGTCCAGGTTTATTCAATCTATGAAAATCGCTCAGATAATCCGAGTTACGACTACCACTAGCAGTTGAGAAGGCAAGAGCCTTTTCCAGATCGACCTTAGTACAGTCATCATGGGAAGCAACATATAAGAAAGTAGCAATAACTTGGGCGGGTATCTCTTTATCAAACGTACGAAAATGTTCAATTGCTTGTGCCAGTTTCGCCATTTGATAATCGGTCACCACCCTGCTTGGGTCTGAGTTCGTCATCTGATTGTTTAGCGGATGGACATTGATATTCTAATACAAAATTACCTAAGTGGATAGAACAATCGCAATATTTCTCCTCTTCTATACCGAAATAGAATGTTCCAAATGAAATTAATTGCATAAAAATTAATTTGAAGTTGTGAATAGAGTACTATTAAATATTAATTAGTGCATAAAAGTTATAACTGTATAACTGGTTTAGCAGTCCGACTGTATATACATTTTAACTGCTTTAATCACTTCATTTTCAAGAGTAGATTCCTTCTGTGCTGCAAGGATTTTCAGCTTTAAATGTATATCTTTAGGCATCTTTATTGTTATCCTTTTTATGTCCAAATTATACCTGCTAAATGTTATTTAGTATTAACTGTAACACAATCTTCAGCAAGCTGTTGTTGCATAATGTTAAGTAATTCGTCCCTATGTGGATGTTTGTCTATGTCTCTTAACAATTCGGCTCTGCGGATGTTAAAGGTTCTGTTGTTCATTGTAGTCATGGTTGATTAAAATCGCTCCTATAGTCTTCGGGTTTTAAGAGATACATTCCATCCATGGTGCACATGGTGATCTCTTGGTTATTACTCATGCCACGTTGCAGGCATTGCCTAGCTCCACGTTCTGAGTTGTAATACTTTTCGGTGTATTTACCGTCCTTATCTTTCATGCGGATAATCGCAAAGACAGAATCAGGTATTTGATAGCCATGTATCTTCCAGTCCATGAATGCTTCAATGGGCATTTCTGGAAAATACTTGTCTGGGGTATGCCTAATGGCTTCGCAGTTGTTAGGGAAATACCTTTGTCCTTTATTAGGTTTGTCTTTCATGGTTCTCCTGTAATTGGTTTAACGTCTAATAGCTGAAAACCCCTGGAATCAGTGAAGTTTTTAGCTTTCCATGCTGCGTCCTCATCAGAGTCAGCTTTGATTAACGTCCAACGCCAATCATGTTCCCAACAACGTGTGTTGCTGTATTCGACTTGATAACTAGTCATAGGCACGCCTCGTTTAGTGTGAATACCTGTTCTCTTGCGAGAGGGTTTATTGACTGTCAGGCGTAGTCAAGGTGCTAATCAACCTTGTTCATGTAGGCTGATCTGTAGTTCCTTACTGCTTGGGATATATCCTTGTTCGGGTCTACATAAATCTTGCAATATCTATTGCATCTAATTAAATGGTCATAGCTCCAATCGGAATACATGTCACATATCTGATCGGTGTAATCTGTGGAGTTTCTCATAAGTAAATCGATGAATCCTTAAATTGCTCAAGGTGTTTCTTTAACTTGGATGGTTTAATCCTTACGTCCATATAAAGGACGCAATGCTCCGCAGCTCTACGAACTGTGTCGTCATCCCAGTCAGGTTCAGCCCTGCGTATAGCTGCTGAATAGTTCAGTGTTTGTTTTACGTCAATTGTCATAGTTCAATAAACCCTGCTCATTGCAGGGCAACTGGATGTAACGGAGTCGAACCGTCCTTAAGTCCTTACATCATCCTTGAGAATCCAGGTATAGCCTTGTATTACGTCCTTATGTCCTTACGTCCTTGCGATTCACACTAAACAATTAGCAGCTGTGAAACTGCTAACTGTCTATTGATTAATAGTGTTTAACTAGAAAGTTTTTAAATTCATCCTCAGTAAAACAATCAAAGTCAACTGTTGGATGTTCAGCAATAACATCATCAATATTTAAATTGTCATGCCATACTGCAAGGTCTAACATTTCGTAGTATCCAATATGCATAGTCTTAACCCCACTGCTCAGCCATAGCCTGAGCTATGCCCTTATATGTGGTGCTTCTTATCTTCCATCTATCGGGTGAAGGTGGAAGGTAGTGAAGTCTTTGAGTTACCTTCTTAGGTAATCCAGTTAAGTCCTTGATGTCTGTTGGCTTGAGTGGATCTAACCCACGCAACCAAAGCCCAGTCTTTTTAGTTTCATAATGTCCGAACTCATAAGGTTGAACATATTGGGTAGGCTTGCCCAGTTTTGATTTAGTACTGAGTACGCCTACAGGATTTTCTATACAAATGCGTGGTATGTCGCACTTATAAAGACGCTCTACGAAATCAATAGCGCGTTGCTGTCGTCCGTCCTTAATCTTTTCAGGAAAGTGAGCCGCGCCGCTGATAGCTAGATCAGTGCATGGCGGATGGAAGATAGCTAAATCCCAGTCACCATCTATAAAGTCGAAGATGTCACCCATATAATGTCTGAAGGTAGGCTTGTCGCTAGGTAGTAGGTCACATGACCACGCATTGTGACCACGTGCTGCGAATGCTTCACGCACTACGCCGGAGTATTCACAGCCAACTAATACATTTAATTTCTTCATGTGGGAATAAATAATAAAGTTTTAAAGTTAGCCAATTTAGTATTGGCAATTGATGCGGAGGGAATCGAACCCTCCTTAAACCATTCATCGTTGCATGACATCCACTAGTGGATAAATTAGGAATAAGCTTTTTCAAAGCAGTAGCTAGAAACAGCAGCCCAAACCATATAGTTTTTTAGCTGCGTTACGCCCTGAATAGAACTTGTATTAAGAATTTGCTTAAGGAAATCATCACCGTATAAATCCTCTAGCTCTTGCTCTATTTCTTCTTGATACTCATCAAAAAATTTACGAGTTTCATAATAATAAATAAAACCAGAGACACCACCGCTACAGCCGTGATCGGCTACATTCTTGATTTCCTCGATGTCGTCAAATCTTTCATCGAGTGCCTTTGTTAGTCTTGATTCTTGCATGATGGGAAAAGACTACTCTCAGTGAGTAGCAATTGATGCGGTCGGAGTTGAACCGACCTTAAACCCTTGCATCAGTTAGCAATTAATGCATTTTTAGAAACGTTGAATCCTGTTAATTCAAAAGTTACTTTCTTTTGTTTCTTAACTTTGTTAATCCAGAATCCAAGGCTCATGTTTTGATTGAGCATTAAATTAATAATTGATCTTCTAGATACATTTGAATATTTATATTCGTTGCCGTTTGTATAACGAACCAGTGCGACCTTAGTAAAAGGATTAACAGCGATTTGATCGCAGCACTCAGAGTATCTAGATTTAACGTAAAACATAATTTAAATAAATAAAGAACAATTTATCCAATAATGGATAATTGACACGGACGGAATCGAACCGCCTTAAAAAGCCTGTCTTTGTGTCTTGCTTCCCGTCACTTATAAAGGGTTTAGTCTGTGCCATTGCTGGTCTTATTTCCTGTCCTCGATAGCGATCTTAAAGGTTTCTCTCTTTAAGCTCTATTGTTAATAAGTGCTTATGTCATCTAACCGAACCAAATCGGTTGATATATCTAATATAGCATTTATTATTCACTGGTGGATAGTTTAAATTTATATATTTTGGGGTCAAATCGGCCAAACTCCAGGTATAGTCTGGGATCTCAGCAAATGTTAAGAAAATCCGATGAAATTGGTACTTTGCTCTAACTTATGATGTGTCAATCAGTCTAAGCTTTGTTAAGTTTTATTACGGAACAGATCCCCACTAAATCAAATTTAAAAATAATATGATAAGCAAATCAAACCAAAATAAAATAATTATTTATTTATATAATTTTAGCTAGTTTAAGTCATTAGATATCATTAAAAATCATTGAAAAAGCTTGGTATCACTGGGCTGCCGCTAGATAATATATCTAGCGACCTTAAAAATCAACAGAAAATCGGCATACCCCAATGGGGTGATTCCTTGGGGCAGCGCTCTTATATATGCCTTCAGACATTTTTGCCAAAATCCTGGAGGAACTGATTA